AAGAGAACCGCTTGCGGTAACGACCGATGAACTTACTAAACTTCAGTTCGTCGCGCAGAATCTCTGTGGTCTTTCCAAGGTTGAATGCCTTGTTATCGTCTGTCAGACGAGATGGTGGCAGGTTTAGGGAGTTGTATAGTTTCTTTCTGAAATACTCAACGTCCTTAAGTTCGCCAAGGTTCTGTCCGCCAGGTAGAGTAGAGATCTCGGTTCCTCTACCACCTTCGCGGCGAGGAAGCCAGAAGTCTTCCAGCATACTCATATGCTTTTTGTCATCACGAATTTCCCCAGTGGCAGCATCGTAAACAAGCTTGTTGCGATAACGCGCCATCACATCACGGAGATACTGCTCCGCTTTTACTTTAGGTAGATTGCCGACATCGATGTAAAAAATTCTACGTTCTGGAGCACGGGACAATCTGTAGATAACAAGAGAGTCTTCAATCATACGCAGTTGATTGAGAGACTTGATTGCTTTGTGTAAGAAACTCAACTGATACTTCTTGTTCAGATCCATCACACCAGAGTTACAAGTGGCGATAGAATCAGAAGCAATTTTAATACCGTTGTTGGTCGAGAAGTCTGATGCACTATTGCTAGGCATACCCATCGAACCAGAGAATCCTTTGGGATTGTAGAGATAGTAATCTACATAGTCTCCCCAATCATATTCTAATGCCGTGCCTCGTACCAGATTGGGATTAGCAGCAGCAGTTGGATTGGTGATCTTTTGGCGAACCTTGCGGATCTTTAGTGGATCAATGTAGCGCAGTTCAAGAATACCTTTTCTGGGGTTGTCTAAATCTACTACTTTGTGGTAATATGTACGACCATCAACATACCAATTACGAATAATCTGGTGAGCATTCTTGTCGAAGTTGATCATCTTTTTGATACGATCAAATTCATCTCTAATTTTTTTCTTGACGCCTGCTCCGATGTCAAGATTAGACAGTTCAATCTCAACGGGACTATCATCAGCATCGCTGACAACAAACTCGTTCACAATCTCGTCGATAGCAGTATCGACTTCTGGATGAAGTGACATGTCGCGATATCTTTTGATGAGTTCATACTCATTCTTGGAGACACCTTCGACATCTACGTATGTACCAAAATAGCCACCTGCTACGGTGGCTACGCTGTCATCACTATTAGGAGGGATAGGGGATTGACCCCTATCCTCCTTTCCTTTGTTGATTAGAAAACCAAACAGTTGACTCATGATTAATTAAACAGTACCCTTGATGTACTATTTATCAGGCTTCAATTCTGATGCCGCTGCCTGCTGGGTCTGCTGATGCACCACTAGTGATTGCGCTAGCGGAAGGATCTACTGCCTTCCAGTATGAATACTGGAACTCAACTGTGAATTCTTCGATCTGATCGTTGCTGTCATAAGCAAGATCAATTTGAGAAACGCTAGTTGGGAAAGCGTGAAGTAGATCATACTGACGTAAGACACTACCAGCTTCGGTGCTGTCCTTACGAAGTTGCTTGACACCCAATGTTGCCATGTAACCTTCGCTATTGTTTGGTTTAAACAGTGGCGAGTTGTTGGTTTCGTGAGTGTTGATTTGCTCCAACCACTTCTCGAAGTAAGCGCGAAGCTTGAACTCTCTGTCGTTGAAGAATGTTGCGGACCATGTATCGAAAGTGCGATCACCAGCAATCTTGACTGTTCTTCCTCTGAAAGGAACCTCAATCACTCCCAGGTTTGATGCTGGGAGTGCTGCGGACTTACAGAGGAGGTTTACTAAATCTAGATCATCGCTCTTCGGTGCGTTTGCCAATGTTTGTGGCCAATTAATATCGACCGCAAACATATTAGGCTTAACGCCTTCACCAATTTTAGTTAGAAAATCGTTTAATTTAGTTGCCATTTTAGTTTACCTCTTGTGTGTGATTATATCAGCGACCGACTACTTCAGCAAACGTGACACCAGTCTTCGTTGCTGTGAAGGTTACGGTGATGTAGTTAATTGAGCGAGTTGGCTTAACGAAGAGTTCAGCGACAAACTCGTTACGATCAATTACATCTGGGGTGTTGTTGGACTCATCACATACCACAAGGAAATCAGTTACGCCGCGACGTGCCTGAACTTCTGCCAGATAGCTGTTAACAGCAGAGGCAAAAGCAGAACGAGTTGTCGCATCGTTTTGCTCAAATAGAACTCCTTTTGCGAGATCACCAACTCTCTTCTCAAGATTGAGGAAGAGGCGACGAACGTTGATACGATCGAACGCTGAAGGTGATGCAAGAGCAGTCTTGTCTCCAAACAGAGTGACTCCACTACCAGGGAAAATAACCACAGGGTTAATTCTGTTCATGTAGAGGTCGTATCTGTCTGCTTTGCTTGGATTGTAAGCAAGCTTGATTGCGTTACGAAGTGAACCTCTGTTGACGCCAGCAGGTGAATACCAGTCATCTAGGAGAGCTGAAGTGTTAACGCAAAGACCTGCAACGTCGCCGTTGCAAGGGATGTAGCGGTACTTATCGTTGAAACGATCGTAGTAATACTTATAACCGCTATCAAATACTGCATATGAAGTAGAAGTCATTCCGTTGAAGAAGTTCAGTGTGTTCTCCTTCTGTTGGAATGCGGTGAGGACACCAGCACTACCTACTTGGTTTGCTTTATGTGGTGAAACAAAAGCAACACAGTCTTTTCTTGCAGCAGCAATAGAGATTACTTTATTTGCTTTTGCTTTTGTATCAGTCTCGGTTGAGAGAGAACCTCCCATGAGTAGGAAGTTGATATCAACTAGTTCTGTATCCGCAAACTCATCAAATGCAGTCTCAATTTCCGATGCTGTATAAGCATAATCATCAGCACCACCTTGTAGTGTTGCTTCTAACTTACCAACCAATTGGAATGCATCTCCAGAAGTTAGAGCACTGGAGTCTGAACCTAGTGCTACACCAGCACCAGAACTAGAAGGATTCCAAGCAGCAGCAGGAGCAGTGCCATTGAAGATAGCAATTGATTGATCGTTGATTAAATCTTTGAAGTAGTTAGCAGCATTTTCTGCACTTCTACCATCAGAGAGTTTTGAACCATAGAGGACTCTTTCGACGACTGTGTTAGCAGCACCGCTGTATACACCAGTTACATCAACAACAGCAACGTGAATCTCGTCATACTTAAGACCTTTTTCTTCAGCATACTGTGAAGTGCCAGGACGAGGACCGATAGCCGATAGAGTAAGACCAGTTGATCCGATCTGGGTTGTGGTGTACCAATCTCTTACAGCAGAGATAGTAATTTGACCGTCAACTACAGTTGCAATTTCGAATGTAGCATCTCCACCGCCACCAGCAATCGTGATGGTATCACCAACAACGTAACCTACACCAGCGTTGTTAATGACTGCAGATGCAACTCCACCCTCTACTGAAGCTACAGTAAATGTTGCGTTGTTATCGCCAGCAGCAATTGTTAGTGTATCGCCAACAGTATAACCAGTACCACCACTATTAATAGCGATGCTAGTTACAGAACCAGCAGTTGCAACTACGTCTACAGTAGCATTAGATCCAGTACCACCAGTTGTTGCTAATCCAGTTTGGGTGATATAAGAACTACCACCAGCACCACCAGAAAGAGTAAGAATAGTACCAACAGTAACTGTAGTATCAACCGTTAGACCAGATCCTTGACCACCAGTAGTAGCAACTGCCGTAGCTGACTGATAACCAGTACCAGCAACAAATGTTCCGATAGTTGCTGTAATACCAATTTCTGGTGAATCTAGAGAATCGGATGTAGTTAGTCTAGATGTGGGGTCATCAAGAATAACAGCAGCCGTCTTACTTGCTGCATCCCACGAATAAACAGTACCAGTTTTTCCGCCAACAAAAGTTAGCGTATCGCCCATAGCAATTGAAGCAGGGGTATTTGATAGAGTTACATACTGATCAGCACCACGGTCAACAAAAACAACCTTAAGATCATTTGCCCATTTACCTGCAGATCTTGCTACGAGGAAATTTCCGTTTCCGTTACCTGCTTCCCAGTCTTCATCATTTCTAACAATGACTGCTGTTCCAGTATCTGTTGCGCTATTTACTCCAGTGGCAGCACGTACCACATTTAACCTTCCGCCATAGTTGAGGAATTCTGAAGCAACGAACCAATCTTCTGCATTTTGTTCAGCAGGAGCACCAAAAATAGAAAGAAGTTCTTTCTGTGAACTGATAGGTGTTGGCTTTCCAATAGGACCCTTTTGGAAAGTTGATGCAACACCAGCAGTAATTGTGGATGCGCCGACGATGACAGCATTAGATAAGTCGCGTTCCTTTAGAACGATTCCAGGCGAGACTTGACTTGCCATGTTTAACTCCTGTAAGTTACCAAACTTGATCTAAAAATATTTATTATTTCTACTCTCTCAAGTGGGGAAACAATGCATGAACACTCTACCAGTCAGGATATTCCCATTTATCAAAAACAGCATTGGTCATCCTACTCAATACTATTCTTTTTTTAGTACAGTCTTTACACTCATATGAATATGCTGAAGAAGAAGTTCTATCTTTGCGAGTTCTATAAAAATCTACAAGAATGTCTTTCTTGACACCACAAGTTCTGCACTTTCTTTCTTTGAAAATAAGATGGTCTAAATCGAAAAGATCTTCTACGTCCATTAGATACTCCACATATAACTAACGTCTTCTTGCGTTTCGCCATATTCCCAAACAGATCCTTGATCTACGAATCCATCATCACCTTCTAACCCAGTAGTGATAAATCCAAATGGTGCCATGTCTTGTTCGATCTGATTACGCTGTTCGTCATAGATACGCTTACGAACATCATTATCAGTCATCTCTTTGAAGTAATCTTGCTGAACAAGCCATGCAAAGATTACCATACACATTACTAGGTCATCATGGAATCCTTCATCCGCTTCAAAGGATTGCTTCTTCTGAATAAACGTAGTAAGTTCGTTAATGATTTCATAGTCATTGAAGATGAGTTTGTCATCCTCTACGATCTGCTTGAGGTTGGCACATCCAACCTTCTTCACAGTCACGCTCATCTTCACACCCAACTGGGTCTTGGTTCCAGAGAATCCATGCCCCACAATCTGCCCTGCACGCCCTCTCATGGCGCACATAAGCACGTTAGGATATTCTAGGTCATAATTTAGAATCGACGCCACAGAGTCTCCTACGTCGTTCACCTCGCACAAAACCCATGCATTATTGTACGCTCTCGCAACGTCATTGATAATGTTTGGGAACAACATAGGCTTGACCTCATTGTTCCTATATTTTGCTACTACCCTATATGGAACCGTAGTAATGTCATAAACAATGAAAGCAGAATAATCTCCGCCAATGCCGCGACTAACATCAACTGTAAAAAGATACTCGTTACCGTTCTTTGGTTCTTCATAAATGTCGAGTCCATTACTACGCTTCACTGGGTCAATGAATGTGAGTGCTCTCAACTTTGCAGCAGAGATTAAAGTATCAACCGATCCAAGGAACTCACACTCAAATTCCTGTGTGAACTGTCGTTCAGACGTGTTCTTAATCGTTTCTTCTTTCCACTTATCATCTCTACCTGGGACTTGTGACCAGTGTACTTCCGACCACGTATATCCGTTCTTACCATTCTGTGCATCAGTCCACAACTTGTAGAAGTGGTTCATGCCTTGTGGCGTTGAGATGATAATTACTTTCGTGCTTTTACCAGAAGTAATAGTAGGATAAACAGAGGCAAAGAACGATTCAGCGATGTGATTAGGGACGAACGCGAACTCGTCGAGGAAGATGATATTGAACGACATGCCTCGGACAGCAGACGCAGATGTAGAAGCTGCCAATATCTTACTGCCATTTTCCAACTCCATGCTACCTTTGTTCCATGATATCACGCCTTGCTGAATCCATTTCGGTAAGTTTTCATATGCTGTCTGAAGACGACCGAGTAGATCCCTTGCGGTACTTGCTTTGTTGGCGAGGATACCAATGTTAACGCTGTCATTAAACAACGCATAATGCAACAAATACGAAACCACCGTCGTAGACTTGCCAGTCTGACGAGGTAGCTTCGCAATGTTAAATCTATTCTTGTGAAAGTTCCAGATCAGTTCCTCTTGGAAGTCCCACATTTTGAATGGCACCAGACCTTCATCGAGTGATACGATCTGTACATAGTTCTTGGTGAAGTATACAGGGTCTTTCGCACACTTGACATACTCTGCAATCTGTTCTTTGGTAAAATCCTGCTGGACGTTTGCTTTCTTTAGAAGCGGATTGCCAAGATAAATCTGATCGGATGCCATAAGAAACTAGTTCACCACTACTATTTATTCCAGCGGATGATCTTGATCAAGTTGCTCCAAACGATCTTCCCATGTTGTGCCACCATCTTGTCCCTTGCAAGGATTAATGCATTGGTGGTTTCCTAACTTGTTACACACAAGACCAGCAAGATCAAGTTCGTTTCCTTTCTTGCCTGTGCCAGACCAGTAATGTTGACCGTTAATCCAAACAGCACCACACTTTGGACATTCTGCTCTGCTCATAGACAGATCAGACATTTCTTTATTGTTTGCCATATGTTTTGTAATGTTCCGAGAAACTTGTGGGTTTGATACCAAGCTCTTTTTCCAACTTTCTTCTTAAGAAGTATGCTCTAAAAATTACCCAGTGCCAACGTAACTCGATATCAACATAGGCAAAAAATCTCATCGTTGGTTCTACTCCTCCTACAGCGAAGAGGATGAGAACGAAGACGAGAATTAAATATGTGCCATACATTCTGTTACATCCAGCTACAATACATTATAGATCTATGTAGCAAAAAATGTTGTAAATTTATATTACAATTTAATAAGTATGTCTTTACATGCTGATAATATATTGATTACTCAACGAGAGTTCCGTTGGTACGTCTGATTTCTAGTAGTTCTTCAAAGTTCTTTTGCTTGGTGCCGCCATCATATTCCCAAGCGTAACCTTCTGTAATCATTTGCTCATTGAGGGACAACTCTGCGTCCCCAATGTAAAGCCAACCCAGAAGACGCCCATACTTCCCAACACCGCCGACAAGTTCAGTACGGATAACAAGATCATCGTCACCAGAAATGGCACCTTCCAGTTTTTCTTTGAGCCAGTTTGTTGC